ACAACAAAGACATAAACCTTTACGCCCTGTAGGTCACATCGATCTGCAGGGCTTTTTTGTGCGCAAATAAAAACCCCCCAGCTTTCACTGAGGGGCTTCACACTAAACCGAAAGGGGTTACCACGCCCCTCCCGAAAGGCTGACGGTTACCACACCGCCTGCTTACCTATATCTTATTCTTTTTCAGAATCCTGGTCAACAGGTTTAGGTGTACTTTCGAAGACATTTACATCAAAAATGCTCTTATTTAGCATCCAATGTAACACGGCTACGTTATTGACCGATGTGGTCACCGTCATACCGCCTTCTTTGCTCAATCCAATGATTGTTGCTGCCTCGTAATCCGCTTCTTTAGCGTCATCAAGGATCTTTTGTACTGCTTCACTCATGATCTTCTCCTATAGAGTGTTAACGAAAAGGATTTGGCTAACAGGAACGTCATAGAAGCGTTCTCCGTGCCGTATATGTACGTTGGACACCGTTTTTATTGGTGCATCCAACAAGTCCTTCCTGCTAATGATTGCCGCCCTTGTCAGGCTGTTGTTGAAGACCATAAACTTAGTCGGTTTCTTCAAAAATTTGGCTTTGCGGACAGGAATATGCACACTGTCATACTTAAAGTCCTGTCCATGCCAGACTGTCTTCACTTCCACCTCACAATAGAAGCGTTTCATGTCTTTTTCGACGATTAGATCCACATCGTACTCATCTTCATTGTCGGCACAGGCATAGCCTTGGGAAAACCAGAACTTTTTGGCTGTTTCCCGTGCAGCTACGTCGTAATCATCGAATGTGCGTTTGTTGAATACTTTGTACATATCGTCCTCGTAAGTTGTCGCTGTATGCAGCGTTAAACCCCCTGTCCCACTCTTTTTTCAGCATTCCTCTGAAGGGGCATTCTAACACCCCCTCAAAGAAAGCCTCGTAACCTAGACGGAAGGCTTCACGCATAGGCTACTCACATTTACGTAGACCAGTGGCAGGATCGTAGTAACAAGCACCACCTTCTTCGATGAAGTTATCCTCTTCCACCTCTGGTTCTTCAGCAATGTCTTCTACTGCAGAAGCATTAAGGATACCGTAGCGTTTGCCTGAAGCACGGAAGGTTGTGCAGCCTGATGAGCCGCCCTCGTAGGCGTCCATGTAGACCTGCTTAAACTCTTCCCATGTTACATCATCACCGACGTTACATGTCTTACTACAGGCGCTGTCTACGAAGCGTGAGGCTACGTTCAGCACACGTACATGGTCAAACACAGATAGTTCATCTGCAGTCTTACCTTTTGTACCAAACTCACGATAGCCATAGTCATCTACACGCTCTACCTTCGGCCCATCAAAGGTCTGGATAGTGCGGTCATAGCCTAGAGAGAACACAGGTTCGATGCCCGACGATACATTGTCTGCCGACAAGCTGATTGTTCCTGTAGGTGCTACGGATAGTAGGTGCGAGTTACGGATGCCATGCTTTGCAATATCTGTACGAATATCTGTAGGCAGCGACATAGCAAATTCACTGGTCAGATAATCCTTCTGGAATAGAGGGAATGCACCTTTTTCTTTCGCTAGTTCTACCGATGTACGATACGCATCATCACGGATAGTACCCATGATCTCTTCCAGCACACGGATAAAGTCATCAGAACCGTATTCAAAGCCGAGTGCTTCGATAGCGTTTGCTACCCCTGTCACACCTAGACCCATACGACGCTTGTTCTTAGCTTCCTGTTCCTGTTCTGGCAGCGGGTAGGTTGCACGATCCACAACATTATCCATAGCACGGACGACATGAGGAATGTCATTCTTTAGCATGTTCATGTTGAACACGTACTTACCGTCATGCTGTACGATGTATTTAGTAAGGTTGAATGAACCTAGCAGACATGCACCGTTTGGCGGTAGCGGTTGTTCACCACAAGGGTTTGTCGCTGCAATCTTTTCACAATAGTGCAGGTTGTTCTTACGGTTGATGCGATCAATGAATAGGATACCAGGTTCTGCCCAATCCCATGTAGAACGAAGGATGTCATCCCATAGCGCACGGGCGGATACAGTCTTATAGACACGGCCTTCAAACTCTAGGTCAAAGTCTTTGTCAGCTTTAACCGCTTCCATGAACTTATCTGTAACACCGACAGAGATATTGAACTGTGTAAGTTCTGTGCTGTTGTTCTTAGCACGGATGAAATGTTCGATGTCAGGATGGTCTACACGTAAAACACCCATCTGTGCGCCACGTCGGTGTCCTGCAGAAGAGATAGTCTTACAGATCGCATCGAAGATGCCCATGAAACTCATAGGGCCGCTAGAACGGCTGTCTAGGCTACGGATAAGTGCGCCTCGTGGGCGTAGTGTGGAAAAGTCATATCCAATGCCGCCACCAAGCTGCATCGTCTTAGCAGCGTTACGTGCCGCCTGCATGATGCCTTCCATGCTGTCTTCAATCGTCATGGATACAAAGCAGTTGTAAGGTGTCACACGACGTGGTGCGCCCATAGCCGATTGTACACGTCCTGCAGGTAGAAAGCGTTGGTTGTACAGGATTGTACGAAAGTTATCGAAATGTGCTTCGTTATCCTTCAGTGCCTCTGCTACTCGTGTCATAGCCTCACGGAAGGTTTCGCCCTCAGAGCGATACTTCTGTGCATGGATCTCTTCAGAGATGGGTAGTGTTGGCCCGTATTCATTTTTTATCATTGTTGTTCCCTCAAACTAAATCATTTAGATCAGGGGCTTCGTAGTGCGGCCCCTTTAAGACTTTCCCATCTTCACGGTAGATAGGTTGACCGTCGTCACCCAACTTAGACATGTTGGATGCATGTACACGCCGAACAGCCTCGTCTAAATCCCAACCAAATGTGGCTGCGAACCCGTATGTGACGTAGACTAAATCAGCTAGTTCCTTCAGAAGATGTGCAGGCTCATTGGCGTCCAACACTTCTTCGTATTCTTCTTCGATAAGGTTGCAACGCAGTAGGTCTTTGTCGCTGCCTTTCTCCCATGAATGTCCCATTGTTTGCCCGTAGACGTTGGCGAAATGCTGCACCATGTCTAAGGGGCTTTTATTCAAGTAGGTATTTGGATCACGCAGGCTTTCATTGCCTTCATCAAAGTATTCAAAGCCTACGATATCTTCATTAGTAATCATCAGGGTGTTCCTCAACTTTTGCAATCAAGCGGTCCAAGTACCAACGGGCCTTTTTTAAGTCCTCAACGGGCTTCTTTTTGTAAGGCCACCGCCAGAGGTACTTGAATATGTTTTGCCAAAGGTACGCTTCATGACTAGGGACGTTTATTCCACTAACCATTGCTTCCATTGCATCAATACATTCGATGCCTGCAGTGTTGTAATGAGGCGGCTTATCAACCATGTCAGGAATGACATAGCTTTCCGCATTTAAACGGTTACGGCTAGTCATCATCAGTTCATCTTCTTCTTATCAAAAGGGATCACGTTGCGATCTTTGATAGCGTCCAGAAGTTCATCTGCTACTTCGAAGTCGATGTCGGCTTCTTGCAAAGCTTCTTCTAGTGTGGACATTACACCGCCGATAAAGGCTAGATATTCCAGACCGTTTTCCAACAAAGAGTTTAGACCTGCCGTAATATCAATCAGGGCTTTGGCGTAGTCTGGGTCTAGGCTGTCAGGTACATTACCTTCAGTAGACATGCGTAGTTCGCCATTGTCTGGATCTACCGTCAGAGTAATTTGGGTACTATTTTCTGGTATGTTTTGCTCGACCATTAAGGTTTCCAATCAGGGTAAAGAAATGTTCTGCGTCTATGACCGCCAACGGGCGCTGCCGATCTGCTTTTACGATTGCTATAGGTTCTGCTTTGTCAGGACAGTTGGCTTGCGCTTGCTCCATGAACTTGTAGACACTGATGCTTTTCAGAGCCTTGCATTCCACAGAGTAGGGAAAGAGTTTCCTAGCGGCGGGAGAAAGCTGTACGTCTTCGCCGTTGGCCCCCATAGAAGTTGATCTACAATCATCGCTTTCTAATGAGGGAAATGTCTCTAGGATTTTATCTCTTACCCACTGCTGGTGCCTTCTCCCCTTAGCCTTGGCAGACGAAGGTTTGATTGCCATCATTCATCCTTTATTAACCAATGCTTGGTGATCTTTTTCACCGCTTTGCTTTTAGGATGCTGCATATACTTTGCAGTAGGCCAACACGCCTGTACATGATCACAGTATATACACGGCTTACCTAGTCTTTTCATGCCCGTAGGTTTGCCGTTAAACTTATCTGCATCAGGCTCAAATAATCTTTCAAACTTGTGATTATCTTTTATAGCCCTCACAGTATCTTTTAGACCAAAAACAGTTAGTGCTTTTTCGTTTTCTGTAGCATCAGCTTCAACGACTAAAACCTCGCCTGTGGACTTATTCATCACAATCCAGCCACCAAGATCCTTGCCTTTGGCATGGGCATATCCAGTAAGCTGACCTATGTAACCGAATGCGTCATCAGCCTTTAGACCCTCATACCCCTTAGACCACTTAGTATCAAAGGCAGCAGGGCTGCATGACTTAATGTCATACACCTTATTGTCTATTTCGATGTCGTCTGTGCCTTTAATAGTCAGCCCTTCAATGTCCATTTTAACGTCGTCGTTTAAACCTGTTACGTTAATCTGTGCCATTTCTATGAATATGTTAGTGAGCGCCTCAATAGCGTCACCAATCATCATCTGAGCTTTAAAGTTATAGGACTTTCTTTTTGCTTCTGCCCCAGATGCCGCCATCTGCAATTGGCATAAGGGCTTGCCTACATTAGACATCCGCAAACGAAACCCCTGTTCATCTCTAGGGGATAACTGTCGGCTCCAAGACTCCTGCAACAATGCTAAGTGCCTAGAGATGATGGGAAGAGGGTCAGGAAGACCCTCAAACTCATCATTTGACAGCTTATCGCCCAGTTCGTGTAGCTGGGCCTGTAACATTATGCAACGTCCTCAAAGTCGTCGTCTAGGCTATCACCGAGGGCATCAATAGCGCCTTGGTCAATAGCACCTTCCTTCAGGGCTTCGAAGTATTTACCGTCCACGTAGGCATTCTCTGACTTAATCTGGTCAGCAAACACTTTCATGGTTTCATAAACTTCCTGTGTGAGAGGTAGTGTGGTGGACAGGTCCACATCGTAATTGAAGGTGTACCACGTTACTGAGCCGTTCTCGTTGTACTCCGTCGTCATTGTTGCCTGATACTCGTGCAGGTGACGACCCTTCGGTAGCTTCTTCATAAAGTCGTTCCAGAAGCCTGAATATGTACTGTTCTTGTGGAACATAATGCATGGCTGGTTCTCCACAGTAATTTCTTCACCGTCGGCTGTCTTACCTGTCATAGTGACCAAGCCACGGATTACACGGTGCTGCATAGAGCGCCATTTAGCCTGCTCTTCACGGGACATTTCCTTACGGCGTTCCCAATCAGGCATCCCGCAAGCAATGCCGCCACGAGTATCACGGGCCTCTTCACGGGTGTTTTTGATAGCACGAGATTTGGAGATCAGCTTACGCTGCCCATCTACATCATCCCAATGAAAGTACTGGATGTGCGCTGCCAACGGTCGGAACGTTGCGCTTTCAGCATAAAACGTTTTGTCCATGTTCGTCAGGTATAGTGTACCCTCTGGAATAGCCTTCTTTGTGGCCTTGTCACGGGTACGGGAGTTAGCACGTAGTTCTGGTACACGGACTGTATCACTACTGCCGCCACCAGTTACTTCGGTGCCTAGAATGTCAGCTAATTCTGCTAGATCGCTGCTCTCAAAAGTTACGAGATCGTTCATAGTATGATCCTTCTTTAAGTGGACTTATAGTATGGCATAACTAAGTGGCGTAAGTCAATCATATTCGACCTGATCCAACCAGTTTTTGCCGTATGAAATTTCAATCTTCAGAGGCAGGGCAAAGGTGTATCCCCACAGCTTTTCGGCCTCTTCAGTAACGCCTTCCATAGCCCAACGAAGTACGTCTTTTACCTGTTCTTCTTCGTCGGGATGGGTGTCTACTACGATTGAGTCATGCACTGTCAGGACTAACTTAGACTTTAGGTCTAATTCCTGAAATCTTCGGTATGCACGGATGCAGGACAGCGGCACAATGTCTGCTGTGGCTGCGGATTGCACAGGATAGTTTACTATCTGCGTGTAGTAGGTTGTACGATTATTACGTGTCCGCCGTACATCAGGCCAGAAGAACTGTCTGCCAGAGAATATGTGAACATGTCCGTCCTTTAGTACGCCATTAGCTAGGCGCTGGTGGTAGGCACCAAGCCCTTTGTAGATATCGAAGAATTTTTCGAAATAGGTTTGGACATGCGGCTCCTCTCCAGCCCCGACGCCCCCATAGATAGGAGCAAAGCTATATTTCTTGCTGTCCTGGCGTTGATCCTTTGTCACCTCTGATGTGTCACACTGATAGATGATAGAGGCTGTCTGCTTATGCAGATCCTTGCCGTTCAGTACGTCAGAGATAATCTGTGGGTCACGGGATAGCTCCCCAGCCATAACAAATTCAAGACCGCTGAAATCCGCCTCAATCACCAGACCGTTCTGGAAGCGGCTAACCATAGCCTCACGAACAGGGAACCCACGCTTCGGCATGTTCTGTAGGTTAGGGGCGGTAGAAGACAAACGCCCTGTCGCTGTGATGCACTGATTGAACTGTGTGTGCAGGATGTCGTCCGCTCTGGTCCAGTTCTCTATACCAGCAATGAATGAGTCTAAGTAAGTATTAATAGCATTCAGGCGGCTGATCTTAGTCAGGAACTCTACCGCCACTTCATTCTTCTTACGCTTTGCCTGCGCAATCAGAAGCTTGATGGTATTCTTATCTGTCTTGAAGCCGTTGATAGAAGCATAAGACGGATTGTCAGGGTTCAGCATCAAGCCTGCGGTTCTGTCGGTGTTCTGATAGAAAGCACCTACGCCATTACAGTCGGCGCATTTGGATAAGTTCTTATAGGGTTCACCGACGACTTTGTACTTCTTACCGTTCTTCTGGCGGGTAACAGTCTTAAACTTCTGTATTTTGCCTCGACCATCACATGTATTACAGCAGATAGCCACGGTACGCTTTAGAACGCTTGTCGTAGCCCGTACAGCCTTACGAAACTCCGTAGCATTCATTCTGGGCGGGTATAGAGGCTTACCTTTGCTGTCTACACCTATGTTCCAGACCTG